AGCATAGAGCAATTAGAAACATCATTGAGCGATTTAGACGTTAATGTTATGACACAATTTCAATTAGTTTGTAGTATTGCTAATATACCATCATACAAATTGCTTAATTCACCTATGAAAGGATTCTCAAGTGGAGATACAGAGCAATCTTCTTACCATGAAGAGTTGGAAAATATACAAGATTTTACTTTAACTCCTTTGCTAGATAAACATTACCAGTTGCTAATTAAGTCAGAAATACTGCCGAAATTCAATATTACATTTAATGCTTTTATCAAGTGGAATGAATTGGATTCTGTAACAGAAAAAGAAAGAGCTGAAATAAATGAAATAAAATCAAGAGCTGATATTAATTATACCGGCGCAGGAATTTTAGCACAGAGCAATGTAAATAAAAAACTAACCGATGACGAGAACTCTCCATACTTCGGCATGATAGAAGATGAATATGATTACCTTGATGATGAAGAATAAAAATGGCTAAAAAACTAAAGCTATCAAACAAAAAACAAAAATGGGTTAATCAGTTTAAGCCGGACGTACTAACTGGCGAACCTTTACGCCCTAATTATGGGGTTGAGAAAAATGTAGTTAGAAAGGTTGAAAGGCTTACCGATAAGATGATTAAAGAGTTTGAAAGAGAAGTTATTAAATTGTTTAATGCAGAAAGTCCGGATTACTTTGCTCAAGATGCGAGTATATCTAGCCAAGCTAGAATATTATTAAGCAAGTTAGAAGATAAGTTTTATAATATGTTTAAGTTAGATGCTAGTAATATAGCAAACTATATGACAAGCGCCGTAAATAAACACTCTAAGGCACAAATGCAAAACAGTCTATCTAAAATTAGTGGCGGATTGTCAATTAATGTTAAAGACTTAACTGCTGAGACCAAAGAAACATTAAAAGCTGGAACTAGCCAAGCAGCCAGCTACATTAGAAGTATACAAGCCAAATATTTAGATGAAGCAGCGGGGTTTACTTATCGCAGTATCACTGGTGGCAATGGACTGAAAGACTTAATACCTCAACTGCAAAAGTTAAGTGGTAAGACCAAAAAGAATGCGAAGTTGTTGGCGTTAGACCAAACAAGAAAGACAAATGCAACACTTGATGAAACGAGAATGAGACAAAACGGCATAACTAAATTCATGTGGAATCATTCTGGTGCGGGGAAGACGCAGAGAAAAACCCATGTGGAATTTGACGGGCAGATATATGAGCTTGATAACCCTCCTTATGACAAAGATGTGGGGCATAAAGTTATGCCAGCAGAGTTGCCTTATTGTAGATGCTTTAAAACACCAGTTATTGAATTTAGTTAATTAATTATTGACAACAATAAAATTAATATGTATTGTAGAAATAAAGGAGCGATTTTTAAACATGAATAAACTAAAAGGTGATAGCAACGGTTTTGTACTTGTGGAAAAAAGACCTATGTCCAAAGTGGGTGTTTTTGATTACTTGGGAAGTTCTATTGGTGCAGATGAACCTGATAAAATATATAGAGTATATCGACCAGCGAAAGAACTATCGAGTAAAGAAACTATTGAATCTTTTAAATTAGTACCTCTTATTGACGACCACGAAATGCTTGGCGTAGATGGTATGCCAGCAGAAAAGAAAGGTGTTCAAGGTACGACTGGCGAAAACATATACTTCGATAATGATACATTGTATGGTAATCTTAAAGTTTACAGTACTGCGTTGAAGACAAGCATTGATAACGGAAAAAAAGAATTATCTTTGGGTTATAAATGCAAATACAAGTTTGAAGATGGTATTTTTAATGGTGAAAAATACGATGCAATTCAAACAGAATTACGAGGCAATCATGCTGCTGTTGTTGATGAGGGCAGAATGGGCGAAGAGGTTAGTGTTTGCGATTCCGCAATAATAACATTTGATAATAATGACATAACAGGAGAGATACCTAAAATGAAAGAAGATTTAATAAAGGCTTTGGAAGAGCTATTGAACCCGCTTAACGATAAGTTGGATGCACTACTATCAGAGAAAAAGGTTATTGAGGATACAGAAGAAGTTAAAGATGCTGACATGGAAGAAGTTAAAGATGCTGACATGGAAGAAGTTAAAGATGCTGACATGGAAGAAGAAAAGAAAGCGATGGCTCAAGATGTCATGGATACTAAAATATCTTTGAAAGAAGAGTTTAAGAACAGAGATAAATTGGTAAGTGAGTTATCACCTATTATTGGCGCATTCGACCATCTTAATATGGAATTTCACGAAGTTGTTTCTTATGGTATTGATAAGCTTGAAATTAAAGCTGATAAAGGGCATGAGTTATCTTCTCTAAAAGGATTTTTGGCTGGAACTAAAAGTGTTTCGGGCAATGTAATTGCGATGGATACTAAGCAAAATGTCGCTTTCGTCCCGAGCTTTGATGTTTTTAAATAAAAAAGGAAAATTAATATGCAAACTCAAATAAATAGTCAATTAGCAAACGGTGTTGTTGGTGAATTTTATGATGATTCACCTAAAAAAGTAGATACTTATATTATGGGAAGTGCTTCACGGATTAATGTTGTCGGTGCAGCATTTACGGTAACTTCACAAGGAGTTGCAAATGTTGGAGGTGCCGGTGCGTTCGCTGGGCTTCTAGTGAACCCTAAACAGTACGCTAATTATGAAGTGGATTTAGGTGCTACAAATGTCGCTCATCTTGGGTCGCAAGCATCTTTATCGAAAATGGGTAGGATTTGGGCGGACGTTCAAGGAGTTGCAAATGTTGGAGACACTATTTTCTTTGATGATACAACAGGCATTCTCGGTGTAGGAACAGCAGCAGAAGGGCAGACTCAAGTGCCGAACTGCAAGGTGTTTTATTATGATGCAACAGCAAATGGCTTATGTGTTTTAGAGTTGCTTAATTAATTAAAAAGGAATATATTATGAATGAAATTAGAGGCAGATTTTTGCCAAGTGAATTGAAGCAAGTTACATCTTTTGATTGCAATGATGTAAATCACATGAGAATGTTATCTTCGATGGGTATTAATGAAAATGTTTATGCGATGGATTCACAACCATCATTTATTAGTGGTGGTGTATCTGCAAACATATCTAATCTAAGAAATTTTTTACCTGGTATCGTTAAAGATTTAACGACCGCAAGAAAGATTGATACTCTTGTTGGTCAAACTATTGTCGGAGATTGGGCGGACGAAGATATTATTCAAATAATACAAGAGCGTACAGCTACGGCTGTAGGTTATAGTGATGATGTTAATGTTCCTTTGACTCCATATAGTATGGATTATGAGAGAAGAAACATTGTTCGTTTTGTTGTTGGTACTAAGTCTCAATTACTTGCAGATGCTAGAATACAAAAAAGCGGTGGCAATCCAGAAGAAGCTAGACGTTCTGCTGCTGTTACTGCTTTAGAAATTGCTCGTAATGATGTTGGATTTTACGGGTATGCTGCCAGTAATAGTAAAACATATGGTTTGCTTAATGATCCTAATCTACCAGCATACCAAACGCTGCCAAACGGCGCAAACGCTACGCCCGAATGGTCTACAAAAACATTCCAAGAAAAGCAATTAGATGTCGTTAATGCTATTACATCTTTACAGGTTTCTAGCGGTGCTAATTTTGATCCAACAATGGACAACTTTACTTTTGCTGTATCTTTGGCGACTGCTGGTACTCTTACAAATGTTAATGAATTTGGTATCTCAATTCAAAAATGGATTAAAGAAACTTATCCAAGATGCAGAATTGAATTTGTTCCAGAGTTCTCTGCTGCAAACGGTGGCGCAAATGTATTTTATATGTATGTTGATTCATTGCGTGGCGATTCTACTGACAATGGCAATACGATTGAGGGTTTAATTGCTCAAAAATTCATGTCTATCGGTCGAGGGCAAGAGATTGGTGGATACAAAGAGGGATTTATCAACGCAGTAGCAGGTGTTCTTGTTAAGAGACCTTATGCTGTTTACAGAGCCACGGGAATGTAATATAATAATTATGTTAATGTTAAACTATTGACATATTTATTTATCTAAAACAAAAAGGGTGCTTTTTAAAATGGCTAACATATACATATACTCAACGATGAGTTCAGACAATGACTACATTATTTATAAAGATGGTCTTGCGCAATCTAAAGTTACAATATCTGGAAAGGCAAATGTAACCGATAAAATTACGCTTATTGTCAAGGAGGGTGCGGTAACTGTGCTTACGCAAGAGCAATACGATATGATAAAAGAAAACAGCCACTTCAAAAAACATCTTGATGGTGGTTTCTTATCTGTTGAGCAAAAACAAGTTGAAACTACAAAAGTTTCTAAAAACATGACTAAAAAAGATAAGTCTGCACAAAAGAAGAAAGAAGATTTTAAGGATTTAAACGCTGATATTGTTGTCGAATAATATGAGTAGCATAGTATTCGACATAGCAGAATTTAGGGAGCAATATCCTATATTTGATGATATATCTGACACTGTTGTATTAAGAGCTTTTTCTTGTGCTGAAATGTTTATATCAAACAACACTAGTTGTTACTTACCAGATGCTAAACTTAAATTCGTATTATATCTTATGACAGCTCACATTTTACAAATCGGTGTAGAGACTGGATCTAACAGTGGCGGAAACTCTG